TATTTGTTCGTCAGAGTGTGTCCTGGCATTGTTTGCATAAGGGATTAAGTCCGCAATGGGCTTATGTACTATCTCTTGCTTCATTTCCGACTCCTAATGGGTCATCGGTAGTTAGGGTTAATACTTACTTTTTCTTAGCCGTTTTAGCGGCTTCCTTAAACGCTTTAGCACTAGGCGAACCCTTAGACCCTACCTTGCGCATACGCTCTTTGCTACCGTCCTCTATGCGCTTGCGTTTGGAATTGATATTGGCATACAGACCTTTCACTTGTAGCTCTTCTTTTCTTTCTTCATCTTGCCGTACGAAGCCTCGGATTTCTTGCCCTTCGCCGCTTCTTTCATACGATTCATAACGCGCTTAGCGTTGTCTGTGCCTTTCTTGCCTGAACCCATCATTTCAGCATTCCTTAAAAAAAACCCGCACGTAGCGGGTAAAGGTCTTCTAAACCAAGGAGAGAGCAGAAACACTGCCCCGTGGAAATAGTATCAAGTTTTTCAAAGATATGCAATTAGCGAAGTTCATCTAAAGCGACCTGGTAAAACCGCCTTTGTATCATCGTTATTTTCTCACCTGCTTTGTCACGCTCCTTTAGCCTCTTAGCCCATCTTTTGTGGTCAACGTTGCCTCTGTCATCGACAGGCGATTTAAACGCCTCTGCTGCGATCTTAGCTAATTCCCTGTCTACCACGTCAGCGGCAGCTTTTGGTCCGCTTAACGCCATCGATTCAGGTCTAGGGGCTTGTTTGCACAAGTGTTTAAACTCAATTAGGTTTGGCACCTTAACCGGCAGGTTTTCCAGTGCCCATCCGATAGCGTTTAGGTTTGTTGTGTAGGCTGCAAGTTCGTGCGCCCATGCTGTCTTGAGGTCTACCAAGGAGACCTTATCCCATTTGTTTACAAATTCAGCCCCGTAGGTAGCGGTTAATCTTTGAAACAATCTTTCTACTGCGTTTACAGGTAAGCTCATTTGATTCCCCTTGTCTGTGCTATTGCAATATCAAAAACGTCTGGCTCGTATGCCTTTCCGGTTGCTTCGGCTACCCATTCTCTTTGTTTGTCAGCCCATGATGTTTTTGTTTTATCAGTCATCCAGTCAGCTTTAAACCCAGCCCAACCACGTGAGCATATCTCTTGCAGCGCGTCATTTAGGCTTATCCCCGCTTTTCGCGCTTCACGTTCTATTCCTTTTATTGCAGTTGGTGTGATTGATGCTTTTTTTGCTTTGCGTTGATTAACGAAATCTTCCCAGACAGATTCAAGCACGCCTTCAGGCGGGGCCATATCTTTTATATGGTTATTGGTTATTGGTTTATGGTTATTGGTTAAGCTACCCTGCTCGGAACCTGCTAGGTTATTGACAGGTTCCTGCTTGGTTTGTTCTAGGCTATCTTTCTTTCTACGACCGCCTTTTTGACCGTTAACTCTGCGAACACTTGCACCTTTTTGGTATTCTTGAATTTGAGATTCACAGTAATGGTGCAAATAGCCTTGCTCAGTTTTCTCAAAAAACTCATCTAAAACAATTTGCAGGTCGTTAAGATCAAGCCGCAACCGTCTAGCAACCTGCTTGGTTTCTAGCGGGATAACGGATTCGGTTTCGTAATACATATCAAGCAACCGTCGATATGCAATGTCTTCGCCATTTGTCAAATGGTCGGTAGACCGTTTGTAGTCGCCAATGTGAAAACGGTAATAGTACATTTTGCTCTCCAGCGTGTTTAGTCTTACACGCAAATCCAGCTTTTAAGTTGACAAAGGCAGAATGGTGCTGGAGATAACCATCTTTTCGGTCTGCATAACCTAGCCTTGCATTGTTAATTATACACACAAAAAAAGACCCGCAAGGAATATTCACTTGCAAGCCACAGGGAGGAGAAACCTAACACAATCATAGCTAAAATTTATTGCTTGTGCAAAACCTATAGATATATATTCCACACAAGTGATGCAATATGTGTTGAAATGTAGTTATCAACCAAGGAGAAACAAAATGAACACTGCACTAAATCAAAGCCGCTCGAAGTCACTCTACCCAAACATCAAATTTACTTTCGAGAAAGTCGCGTTAAACAGCGTTAATGGCTGGCTTGCCACAAAGAGGGTGGATGGAGTCTTTTACGGAACACTTTTCGGCAAGACGAAAAAAGCAGCGGTAAGTTCTTTTAACTTTTCAGATGAGTACGAAGGAGATACACCATGAAATTCACTACACGTATTTGCGGTATACAGTGCCAAGTGCGTATAAAAGACTTTAGCGCTGGCAATCATAACGCATCCTCTGCAGACGATTTCCACGGTGGGTTTGACTTTGAGGTGCTCGACAGCCGTGGTCGCAAGGCTGACTGGATTGAGCGCAAGATGGGCTGGGACGATGAGCAACAGCTAATGCACGAAATCGAAACCCAATACTTTGAACTCTACTAGGAGACACACATGAAAAAGAAACTACCAGACCCCAAATTAGTATCCAGAAAAGAGTACCGGTATGACAAAGCAATGTTGGAGGCTATCAAGCGTATCGGCTCACAGTCTAAGCTAATTTCAATCTCAAGCAATGTAAAAGAAGTGTTTTTGGGATGCAACAGATGAAAGACGTATTTGTAAACATTCGCATGACTGCTGACATGAAAGCACAGATTGCCGCCTTAGCCGTGTCTGAGCACCGGTCACTGTCTGGACAAATCGCACTTATGCTACAGAACCAGTTGCAAAGCGTACCAAATACCGTACCAAAAATTGTACGACCAACGGTAAGGGTAAACACCGATTTACCAGAAGGCGTATCCGAGCAAACATGGATAGACTTCAAGGCCCTCAGAAATGCCAAGAAAGCCCCTCTAACGCCTCGTGCTCTGGAAGGCATAGCTAACCAGGCAATGAAGGCAGGAATGTCGCTAGAAGCCGCTCTGCGCGAGTGTTGTGCCAGAGGCTGGACAGGCTTTAAGGCTGAGTGGACTAGGAGCAAGCAAGATGAGGTGGCTGCACTACTAAAACCGTCAGTTACTTACATAGATATTTAAAACAAGGGTAAAAGATATGACTTACGGGCCACCAATTACAAAGGTATGTGAATACTGCAAAGAAGAATATAAATGCCCAAATCATCGAGCTAATAAAGCTAAATTTTGCACACTCCTCTGTAGAAACAAAAGCAGAAGGATGAACAGGGTTGAATATACCTGCGGCAATTGCAACGACATATTTTTGGCAACCCCAGATCACGGCAAAGATCGTAAATTTTGTAGCAAAAAGTGTTGGCTAGATAGCTGTATTCGACCCATTGAAAAAGAGTGCAAAAACTGTGGATGTATATTTACAGCAACACGGTCAAGTACTGCTAAAAGTGAAGATGGACGAAGACTGTATTGCTCTAAAAAATGTCATGTAGAAGGCTCTCGTACATTTGAAGATAAGCCATGTGCTTATTGTGGAAACCTTTTTTATCCTATTGGTAAGGAAAGGGCCGACAAACAAATGACTTGCTCTATAGCGTGTAGCGCAAAATTTTATTCTGGCGCAAATAATCACTCATTTAAGGGTGGGACTCATATAGAAAAATTCTCCAACCGCAAGATGGTTCTTGTTGGTAAACGCGAGGGTTTTGTGAGTGTCTACATTGCAGAGCATAGATTAAAAATTGCCGAGTTTTTAGGTCGGATTCTGGCAAAAACAGAATTTGTTATACATATCAACGGTGATGGTTTGGACAACCGTCTTTCAAATTTATATCTATGTGAGTCAATAAGCGAATACTCTAGAAGACGAAATGGCTCATTGGAGTGGCCTAAAGAGAGCAATTTAGAACATTATAAGGAGGCAAGTAATGCTACCGATACAGTGGGTTGACCGTATATTTCACAAACTAGCACTGGTGTATGGCGTGGATGTTGCCAGGCGGTACTCAGGTCTAGATCCTGCTGCAGTAAAACAGGAGTGGGCCAACTGTTTGGCTGGGTTCAAAGACCGCCCAGACGCGCTCAGATTTGCCGTGGAAAACTTACCTTCCGATAGGTGTCCGTCTATGTTGCAGTTTAGAGACGTATGCAGACAAGCACCCAAGCCTGCAAACAAAGCCCTGCCGGAGCCAAAGGTAGATAAGGTAGTGGTAACAAGAGAGATGGCCAAGCTAGTTGAGCAGGCATTTAAACCTGGTGACCACAAAGCGTGGGCGCATAAGTTGAAGAAACGCCACGATGCTGGTGAAAACTTATCAATGATTCAAATCAAATCTTATGAAAAGGCACTCAATGACTCTTACGCTTAGAACTACCAAGCTATTGCGCGATCAGGGCTATACAGTGGCCACTGTTGAGTATTACAACTACTTCACCAAGCGCAAGCACGATCTGTTTGGTTGTATCGACCTTTTGGCCATTGGTAACGGTGAGACCTTAGCGATACAGGTAACAAGCAAGTCCAATATGTCTGCCAGGATAAAAAAGATCGAGAACAACGATGCGCTGCCTGAAATGATCCGGTCTGGGTGGCGGATACTTGTGCATGGCTGGTGGAAAAACAAGAGCAACAGGTACGAAGTAAAAGAGTTCGAGTTCTAAGGGTAAACACCTATACACAACAGCCACACAAACGAACACAATGTAGTTTCTAACCAGGAGAAACAAATGTACGACCACACAATTTACGCAATCTGCGCAGCAGTTACAGTAGCCATCGTAACCTTCGTGACCATAGGATGGATCGTATTATGAATATTCAAAAAATTTGCCAGACAATGTCGGCACTAGCTGGTTCAGACAGTTTTCCACAGAGTGACAAAGAGTGGTGGATTAACTACTTTTGTGACCCTGTTCTAGTAGAGCGTCTGATCGTCCACATTGCTGAGTCTTACCACTCCTCAGATGAGGATATGAACAAGCTCCTAGATATGGTTGAGGGTCACATCCAGCGTGTTAAGGAGCGTGAAAATGAGCGTGTATAAGAAACTAGAGGCTATCCAAAAGTCCCTAAAGGCACCCAAGGGTCAGATGAACAAGTTTGGTGGCTACCGTTACCGTTCTTGCGAGGATATTCTGGAAGCCGTTAAACCTCTGCTAGACGGTGCTGTGGTTACCCTGAGCGATACCATCCGAGAAGTTGGTGGTCGTGTTTATGTAGAGGCTGAGGCGACATTTGTTGATGGTGAAAATAACATTACAGTCACTGCATACGCTCGTGAAGCAGAAACCAAGAAAGGAATGGATGAATCCCAGATAACTGGTGCGGCTAGTAGCTATGCTCGTAAGTATGCGCTAAACGGTTTGTTCTTGATTGACGACACTAAGGATGCCGACGCGACCAACGTAGGAGAGCCACAGGACGTTTCTGTGGCGATCAAGGGTGTTATGTCAGCCGAGTCGCTAGATGCGCTTAAAGCCCAGTTTACTGCCGCCTATTCCATGTTTAAGACGGACAAGACAGCACTAGGCAAGATTAACGCCGCTAAGGATGCCCGTAAAAAGGAACTTATGGATGGGTGAGATCATACAAGGTAGCCCAGAGTGGTTTGCCGTTAGATCCGGGAAGGTGACAGCTTCCCGTGTCGCAGATGTGCTATCCAAAGGCAGGGATGGGGAGTCAGCTAGCCGTAAGAACTACAAAGCTGATTTAGTGGTAGAACGCTTAACCCAGCAAAAGACAGCAGGGTTTAGTAGTTCAGCTATGCAGTGGGGTGTAGACACAGAGCCTCAAGCCAGAGCTGCATATGAGGTCACAACATGTGATTTTGTTGAGCAGATAGCGTTTGTAGACCACCCCAGTATTGTTAACTTTGGGTGTAGCCCAGACGGTTTGGTGGGTGACGAAGGGTTGATAGAGATAAAGTGTCCTAACACGGCTACACACCTAGAGTACCTAGAAACAGACGCGCCACCGAAAAAGTACTTTATCCAGATGCAAGCACAGATGGCTGTGACTGGGCGCAAGTGGTGTGACTTTGTCTCGTTTGACCCTAGACTACCGGACGGATTGGAGTTGTTGATTGTTAGGGTAAACCGCGATGACAAGTACATCAAAATCATGGAAGATGAGGTTAGTAAGTTTTTGCAAGAAGTAGACAATAAAGTCGAATCGTTAACCAAAAGGAATGACAAATGAGCGTTAAGTACGAAGTGATCGCAAGCACCGGAACCTACACAAACAAGCAGGGTGAGGAAAAGAAACGGTGGCTAAAGTGTGGGGTTGTGATGGAGACCAAGAACGGTGGGTTGGCAATGAAGCTAGAAGCTGTGCCAGTTGGTTCAGACGGTTGGTTTACGCTGACAGAGCCAAAAGAGTACGAGCCTAAATCATCGCCTAGAAATGTGGCTGATATAGATTCTGACGTGCCTTTCTGATGCCAGCGAACGAAAAACAGGTTGGTGGCAACCACTACCAATCGGCTATCCAGACGTGGGACTACATCCTGTCCCATGATCTGGGGTTCCTGGAGGGCAATGTTATTAAGTACATTACCCGCCACCGCAAGAAAAACGGGGTGCAGGATCTGGAGAAAGCCTTGCACTATCTCAACAAACTGATAGAAGTGGAACATGATCGACTACAGCACACACACACTGACACTAACTGCCCTGATGAACCGGATGAAAAAGCAGTTGCTGAAAAACAACATAGATCAGGCCCACGAAACTTCTTTGGAGATGCAGGCAGAGTGCAAGCTGTTAACGAATGCGATCAAACATTTATTCCCCGAAAACTTGGAGACATAATATGAAATACATTGCCTGCGCTAGTTTCTTTATCATCTTAGGGTGGGTAATCTTGTTGCTGATGGCTATCGAAAATGGATGATATCCGAGCCTATGAAAAGCTAATAGCTGCTGTTGTTGCTTCCGCTGTTGCAGATACCTTTCTACCGCCTTTGGATACCGAGCACGGGTTAAAGCTACAGGAGGACGTGGCTTCAGCCTTTGAGTTTATCTACGAGCACGGTGGCCCGTGGTTAGAGATGATAGACATAGACCCCATCGCCTTTAAAAACCAAATGGACAGACAGATGTATAGCGTTACTGATGCCAATATCTTTAAACCGAACGCGCAAAGGGGATTTGAGATAGACGACAACAAGCGCAGAACGTTCAAAATTAACTATCAATTGTGGAATAAAGAAAAAGTTGCCCGCCTTAGCCTTGCTACCACAGAGTAACGATAATGCAACGTACAATACTTCGCCTTACCGCAGACAGGTCTCGTGTCATCGAAATGATAGCACAAGCACCAGATGGCTACGTGGTGGAGATCAGGCAGACATCTCGGACGCTTGAACAAAATGCGCTTTACTGGACGACTGTTCATGAGATAGCGGAATCTATGCGTATAGATGGCAAAGCGTTTACACCACAAGTGTGGCACGTTTACTTTAAGCAGCGGTTCCTGCCAGGCAAGATTATTGAGCTACCAAACGGGCAGCTGATGGAGTCAGACCCTAGCACCACCGATCTTACAAAAGAAGAATTTACAGACTTTATCAACAGTGTGTTACTTTTTAAGGAAGAAAACCAATGAGAACAATATTAGCCCTAGTGTTGACTATGTCGTTTACGGCAGCACACGCCGCCTGCACCACCCAGATATTTATGGTTGGTGGTAAGACAACCATCTGCAATACCTGCTGTAATGGCACATCTTGCACAACGATCTGTAACTGATATGCATATTCGATATTTAATCATCAGGCATATTAAGCATAAAGGCGCTTGTTATGTCAAGGATATTGCACAAGAGTTTTCAGCAACTAAGTCTCGTATTACTTACCACCTTAAAATACTAAAA